TAACTCCATAATAGTTTTATAAGTGTGGTAACTTATAGTATTATTATAGAGTAAATTTACATTTATGTCAATAGGTTTAACACCTACGGTGTTAAAGTTACGAAGTAACTTTTCTATTAGTATTAATTAATTAGTCTTAAAGTAACCTTATCTTCTCTGACAAACCTATTCTACACATGGTTTGATAAGTTGTCAAGTATTGGTTGAGAGAGGTTCAGAGAGTAGTTGTAAGTGTTATAGAGTTAGTTACCACACTTACCTACTATGGTTCTTACAACCACACTCTACTCCCTCTCTGGTTGAGTTTAGAGACATACCCAGGTCTTATTGAAACTTACGAAGTCTTACACATCATGGTATCATAAAGGTAGTTTCGCATGAGATGTACGTTTCAATAGGTTGAGTTCCATGGCCTCAGCCTTAAGTTTTTCCTTCAAAGGTTTGGATATTAACTTAGGAATAGACTCAATGTCAATATTATTACTCTCACAAAAGAAAACAATTGAGTCCATGTACTTCATGTCCTTGTTTTCTTTTGCAATCTTCTCAATCTCCTCCGAGAAAGTTCTACTATTATAGAACTTCTTTTCAATGAGTTGATCGACACTGAGTTCTTCAGATTTAGGCATGTTGCTGTAATTTGAATTCAACAAACTCGCTAATATATTCTGCGAGAAGGTTGATGTACTTTCTCTTATCATACTGTTCATAGACTTCAACTTCTCCATTTTCACAAGACATAATGATGACAAATTTTTTGACCATAATACCAGTCATTTCGTATAGCATACATGCATAGGCTGCACACTGTACATAATAATGTTCGATCCACTTTTCTGGTTTAGGTTTCTTACTTGTCTTGAAGTCAATGACAGCAAGTTCTCCATCATACTCAGCAATACAATCGACTGTTCCTGCAACACCTAACTCTCTACTAAAAAGAGCTTGTTCAATTGCATGAATGTTATCAATTTTATCTAGATCAGGTTTGGCTTGTTTAAAAAGGAACTCTGACAACGGTTGTACTGTCGGTAGTTCCTTGTTTAACATATAGTTTTCAACCAGTGTGTGCATGTCAGTACCACGACTGGTTGCTGCCTTTGTGATCTTGTTTGCTTCATCAACACCAACCCTCTTTCTCCACTTAGTGAAGATTTCTCGGTTGTAGTGACTAATAATCGATGTGATGGAAACTAATTTTTGTCCATCTGGAGTATCATAATACCTTACACCGTCAATCATCTCTCTATCGAGAGTTGGATAATCTATTTCAATGTGATTAAACATTACATACCGAGTTCAAGTTTGGCAATGATGTACTCTTTAACAAGACCACTTCTACAGATATCTTCTGCATTGAATTCAATTGTATCAAAGGATGGCATGTTCGTCAAGATACGCATGAAGTCTGCGATACCATTCCTCTCATTCTGTTTGGTCAAGTCGGACTGAGTTGCATCACCACAGAACATGATCTTAGAATTCTCACCGATACGAGTGATCATTGAGTCAAGTTCGTGGAAGTTTAAGTTCTGGAACTCATCAACAATCACAATCACATTATCCAATGTGGTACCACGAATGAATGATGTAGACCAGAAAGAAATAGTTCCCTGTGCCTTGAGGTTGTTATACAACATCTCAAATGATGCGTCGTCAGGCATCTCGAACATGTACTTGACCATGTTCTTGTATGGAATCTGGTACAAAGAAGACTTGTCCTCATGGTCACCAGGAAGGAAACCAATCTCTCTGGTCGGTACAAGAGACCTGACGATGTAGATCTTCTCGTAGGGTGACTTAGGGTCTAAGACATCCAAAAGGGCGTTGTAGAGGGTGATAAAGGTCTTACCTGTACCAGCACATCCATATGCTACCAGGTTCTGTTGATTTTTATACTTCTCAAAGAAAACTTCTTGGTTTTCTGTAATTGGTTCTACCTTCTTGATATAGTCAAGATTGATTGGCTTCTTTCTCTTCATTGTCCTATTACTCATACCAAATGGAACTGGGTTAGTAGTTCCGACACCTGTCTTTTTCTTTGCCGGCATAAAATTAGTCGTAGTGTTTGAGTGTTGAGCCTGGTTGTTTCTTGGCTGCGCCAATCACATCTTTCCAACCTGGATGTTTGGTGTAGATCTTATTAAATGGGTCACCCATTTCAACACCCAAACAAGGAGCGTTGTCGGGGGTATAAAAACGTTCCCAATCGGGATTGTCCTCACGCCATTGATCCCATGCATGAATACTCATCTGGATCTCTTTCTCTTCACCAGTCTTTTTATTTCTTACTGGATACGTAGCCAACTTATTTCTCCATTGTAATGTGTATATTTATTACCACTCCAGAGCCTCTGAAATCACAGGGAACTGTTCCTTGAAGACATCCTTACAGGAGTTTGCAATGTCCATGTGTTCCTTCTGAGTACCATTAGCAGATCTCAACTCAATGTAATGAATCCATGAGCGAACAGAACCACTCATGTACATCTTTGTTGGAGTGGCGAGTGGCAATACAAAACGAGCACATTCTTTTGCAACACCCACCTCTAACATCTGGTTATACAATGATTGGGCTGAACTAAAGAGAGTGACCATCTGACGTTCCAGTCTATCAACAATCTCAGGATCAAGGTCATCAATACTATTCTGACGGTTCTTTGTGTCCTGTCTCCTCAACTCTGGAAGTTGAATATTCGTATCGAGAAGATTGGTACTCGCATATCGTTGAGAGAACTCCTGGAATGTAAACGAGCGGTGACGCAGGACTTGAGCAGCAAGACCACGGGTAGTCTCAATCTCAAGGGTCATGAATGCTTGTTCAAAAATACTCCAGTGTTGATGTTTGATACAATATTTTAAGAGACCAGCAAAGTTCTCATTGTCCTGATTGTTTGGGTTAGACACACGTGCACAGTATGCAATGTGTTGCTCAGCATCAGGAGTTACTGAGATTAGTTTCGCTTGATTCATGTTTCTTTTGTAACTTTTGTTGTTTACGTTCTCTTTTTACCCTTTGTACATAAAGTCTCTCACCTTCTGTAAAAAGTTCTGGGTGTTTAAGGATGTACTTAATTGCTTTCTTTGTTTTCATGATTGAAGTATGCGTTGAAGTATGCAACGATTCCATTACTTAACTTGTTTCCCTGAGAGATCCAAGTATCAACACACTCATAAATGTCTTGTGTAGAATATGATGTTTCGTTAATATTAACCTTCCCATATCTATTTAACAAAACATTAAGACACTGTTCACGAAGTTTCATTCTTTCCTCCGTGTACCTCCAATCCTCATTCATCATCTTCAAACACCTCGTCGTAATCAGGGAGTGGAGGAAGGTTTTCCTCCGTCTTTACGTATGCACCAGGATCAGAATACACCTCCGACTCCAATGCGTCAAGTAGAAGTCTGAGATTTCTGATGATTAATTTAAGATTGTCTTTTTCCATAAAAAAAGGGGACCTATGTCCCCTAGTCTACCAGATTGTTCGTCAAATGACAAGTATCATTTGCTGTAAGTATGACCACGATAACAGAATGTACCATGTGTTTCATCGGTACCTTGAGTGCACTCATACTTGACACCACGGTATGATGTCATATGAATTTGTGCATCGTGAAGTGCAGATGCTTTTTTGATCTGCCTACGAATCATGTTAAGTGTGTTCATTGTGTTTCTCCTGAAATACTAAGGTTAATTAAAACCCGTTCCTTCAGTCGTTTGCGGTCTATGATTTAATGCACCTTGAAGGAATTTTAATCCTCCTAAGGAAAGCATCTTTATCTTTCTCAGTTAAGTCTGATTGCTCTACTGTTTCCACGACTTCCTTCCATTGAAGGCAAGTCATGTCTGGTTCTTTAGCAAAGAGAAGTAGTTCGAGAATCATAGACTGAACGCTCCGTTCCGCGACTTACTTGCGACCCATAAGGGTTGAACGATAGGGTTATTATAAACCCCATTGAATATTTAGTCAAGTGGTCCGTATTCTTCACCTTCCTTAATGAGTTGGGACACATAGTTTTCTGTCCCATCCATAGTTTTAACAGCAAAGAGACTGGACTTCTGATACTTTTTGATCTTTTTATATTTTTTGACGAGGGCTTGAACCTGATCTTGGTTCATGTCCAAACCTTCGAAGGATACATTAAATCCGTTACTCATTTTCTTTTCTTCTCGGACTTCTTATCACCACCCCAGAGTTTGGGATTGATTCGACCTTCAGTTTGTGTCATGTTCTTAAAATCATTACGGTAGTTGTCCCAATAATGATCGAAGATATCTACCCTTTTTTTAGAAGTTACAATATCAAACTTTGTGATGCCATCTTGAAGATATTCAACAAGATAAGCAGTGTAGGGAAGACTCCTATCTTGTGCAAGTGATGGATCACAATCTTGATGGATAAATTTTATACTATCACTCAAGACCGACCACCCCACTCAATATCGGGATAGGCTTTACGAACCACATCATTAGTAATATTGTACTGAGCACCAAGACGTTTGTCTTTTACAAGACACAGGATTGATGCTTCCTCAGGATGAAGACCTTCGAGCATTTGAATAAACATAGACTCTCTACGTGTCTTAGAGAGACCGTCATTACCACCTTTTACAAAGTGATACAGATTCCTACACTCCTTACGAAGTGAAGTGTGGTCAGTACCAAGAGGTGCCTCATTCTTATTGAATGGTACTTCACCCTCAGGGAGCATTGACAGAACACTCTCATCAAAGTTCCAAATCAGAATAGATGTGAGTGCATCACATCGATGTTCTTGTAAGATTTCAATCTTTTTTGCTTTCGTTCTTTGTTTAGATACCAACTCAAGAATCTCATGAACAAATGGGTTGGGAGGTAATTTAGTTTTCACAGTGAAAGATTTAGTTGCCATTGTATGTTCAATTTAGTTTAGAATATTTATTAGATGGTGTCAATCCTCAGATTCAAAGTCCTCAAGACTATTTTCAAACCTAACAGACAAGACTTCATCTGGAATGATTTGTCCATTTTCATCAAACATCTCTGGATGTGTTGGGATGAATGTCGAATTTCTTTCGATTACATATTCTTTTAAAAGATATCCAATCACTCCTCCCACCAAAAGGAACATGATTGAAATAATCGTGGACAATGTAAGTGTGACTGCTAACATCTTAGCTCTCCTTTTTTCTTATGTCGAACTGTATGTCTAAGAAAAAATGGAACTCTCTTCGGAAGAAGGAGACCATCTTTCCAAACTTTACTTGAAAAGTTTTTGGTGGGTCCCTCCTTTTTTTATTTCTGAGTAGTAATTCAAATCCCCTATTCATCTTAGGAGATTCGTTGTCTTTATTTAGAGACTCTTCGTTTTCTTCCAGGTCGTTTATCATTTTTATACCTCTCTGCGTCATGAAGAATATTAGCAAGATAATTTTTAATCTTTCTTGCCTCTGGTTTACCTAGGTGACCGTAACCCTCACGTAATTGTTTGTGAACCTCGTCACTACCACCCTCCAGATACCCTTCAAGGTCCAACACAAGGTTCTTTACCTCAGTGGCAGTACAACTCATCAGGAACTCTTCTACGACAGTTCTAGAGACCTTGCTGTCTTTCAGATATGCATACATGTCAAGCATATATCTACCTTCGAAGACGTAATCAATTGTCTTCTCTACTACTTCGTATAGTTCCTCTACCATTACACCAACTTATTCTCCTTCAAATATTTAACAGTTTCCATGCATCCACCAATAGTTTTACCATTAACTGATACCTGAGGGAAGGTAGAACCTTGTCCAAAGTCAGCATAAAATTGATTTTTATCAAAGTCTCTACCCAGTTTGAGTTCAACATACTGAAGTTCAGCAAGTTGTAATACAGAAACTACCTTGGTGCAATAAGGACAACCGTTCTTTGAGTAAACAGTGAAGACGTTCATAATAAAATTAATAGTGGGATTGAGATAGTTAGAATTGCTATTAGGAAACCCCCTGCCATATTTAACAGGGGGCGTGTACTGTGTTCAGTCATCGTTTTTGTTGTGTTTACCCGTGATCTTTTCGTAGTCATTCTTCATAGCCATAACCAACCATGATGATGCCAACGAATCTGGGCCATGATCGAGAAGATATATCTGACGTTTAGATAATTTCTTTATTTTCTTATACTCTTCTTGCCAAGTTTTATCCATGTATATATTATTGATTATAAAAGTATTATACAATAAAAAACCACCCCTGTCAAAAGAGGTGGTCTTATTAAAGGTTTAACCGTTTTCCTTTAATAAGGATTTCTCTTATTAAAGGTTAGAGTGCGTTGCCCCTCGGAAGAACCTCCTCTGGAAATACGAATTGTTCATGGGGTTGATCTACTGGAGCCAACCAGGCACGGAGTCCTTCGTTGAGCAAGATATTTTTTGTATAAAATGTTTCGAATTCAGGATCCTCCGCCGCACGAATCTCCTGAGATACAAAGTCGTAAGCACGAAGATTAAGAGCGAGTCCAATAATACCGATAGAACTTGTCCAGAGACCCATGACGGGAACAAAGAGCATAAAGAAA